AAGAGGCAAACCAAAACCTTCACCGCTCATAAGTAAACATATATCACAAGCATTGTATAAAACATTTAACTGTTCGTAAGATATTACATCTATATTGCTACCACTATTTGCAAACTCTGTAAGATACATAACAGAAGATTTTATATTACAAGTATCTATTACCTCAAATAAGTTCCATCCCATTGGGTCATTAAATACCATATGAGGAAAAAGCATAGCATTTGGATGTTTACCATTTGCTGTAAACTTTGACCATGCTTTAAATACTTCGGGAACATTCTTTCTAAATTGATTTCTTGCTACAAATAAGTATACTATAGCATCTTCTGGGATACCTGCTTTTTTACGTAAAGCTGTTTTTTCTACATCTGTTTTTGTATAAAACTTAGTTAAATCTATTCCATGATAAATAAGCTCTATATTATCTTTTTCAATAGGTAATGACTTACCTATAGCATCTCTACCATAATTAGTATATGCCACTATCTTATCCATATCATTTATAACATTTTTCCAAGTTTCGGGAATACCACCATCAAAAGCTACCCCATCAATAGCTACATAACCAACCCATTGGAAAAGCCCTCTGTATCTTGATTTTACAATATGACTATGCGCCCAAGTATCTCCTATTGTAAGAACTATATCGGGTCTTTCTGTTGGTATGATAGCGTCAAACATATTCTTACCATAGTAATCTTTAGTGCTTTCTGGTGAATAGATTTTCCAAGGCATTGACAAATCTAGTGATTTCCCTTTCCCCCAACCTAAACTAATTACATCATATCCTAAATTATATAGTCCTTGTCCTATTTCTCTATGCACAATTCCTTGGCCAGTCTGAATTTGCGGTGAATCTGTTACAATAAGTACTTTTATTTTCATACTATACCTTTCATTTTATACATTCTAAATACCAACTTAGTAGTGGTCTGTTGTCAATAGTATTGTCTAAACTTCCAAAATATTCCGGAAACTTAGTACAACTAAAATTCATCTCGTATACTTGTGAAAAACTTGCTCTAATAGCACAAATAGCTATTAAATCAATAGAACTAATAAGTTGATGGTCGTAATGTTGCGGGAAGAACATATCTGTAAATCCTATATTAGGCATAACTTTGTACCCGTAGCCATTATAATATTTTTCCCCGTAACATTCATGAACAAAAGTATCATTTTTTAATTGCCAATTATTCCAAAATTTTCTTGGGTCGGGACATATTATACGTATTGGATGCCCAACTTTTAATGCTCTAAATGCTTGTTGCATTGCAGAAAGTACTTTATCATATTTAAAATGTTCAAATACATGAGAAGCAAATATACAATCTACTGAATCATCTTCTATTGGCCATTTATCTAATAAATCAAAATTCATATATTCTGCAGCATCCCATTTTATATCTTTTGGTTTATTGTACCCAATGTCTACATTTACCCAGTTAGAATCTTTAGCAAAAGGAGTACTTTTATTACAAGAACCACTACCAATATTTAGCTTCATATAACCCCCATTTCTGGCAATAAAAAATCCTGGGGAATACCCCTAGGATATAAGAATTCTTTTAGACACTCACTGACAATCAATTTGTTTTGGTTCCTAAGATATTTTATCACGTTTCAATTTTCTATTAAGACAACTTAGTTTCTAAATGTTCTATATAGTTTCTATGGTAATGTTAGCGTAATAAGCTTAACACATTGCAAGGTCATTGATGCTACCATTAAATATACTTGGTCGCCGTATCCTGCAATACTGTACTCTGTACTACTAATATCAATTGGCTTTGAGAGATAATTTACGCCTGCTTCCGGAAGTCTATGACCTCGTACAGCTGTTTGTATGTCTTCTACTATTTCTAAAATTCCTTTCTTTACACTATCTCCTATTATTGCATTTTCTTGTACTTGTAAGTAAGTAACAGCATATATGTCTACTAAATGTGTAATTTCCTTTCTCTGTGCTACATATGCTTCAGATGACCTAACAGGAGCTACTCCAATATACGGAACCAAGGAGGAGCTAATATCCGGAAGTAATCGGGGGGCAACTACTTCTACTTTCTTGACATAAGCTTTTAATGTAGCATCATCTAATAAAACTGCTTTTATCCTCTTAATTACATTTTTAATTTTACTGCTCCCCCAGCTTCTTTTGCAAATCTGCTACAATTATCTGTCTTACAGCGTCTACATCTTCGTCTTGAAAAAGTAGGAATTGGCGCTGCGGTATTTTAATAGTACGAGCTTTCTGATGTACTTTCTTTGCATATATTATTTTATCATCTACCATAAATCGTAATGCTTTAGTATTCTTAGGTATGATTGTTCTTTTTGGGATTTTAATTGTGCCTCCGTACTGATGCACGGGAGCATATTTTACATTTGTACCAATAGACACACTACTACCATCTCCTGCTACTTGAAAATTAATACTATTTCTTAAAGTACCTGTATCCGAAAGTATCTTCATACCATAAGAACTTTTACCTTTTCTTCTGGCAGCTATAGTCATAGGAGATAAAGGAACCCATTTAACCGGTCGTCCTTCAGCCTCGAAGTTTTTTTCAATAGAACCAAGCATATAAAGACCAATTTGCTTTAATGCTCTAACAGGTTTAGACATGTATTTACCAAAGTCAACAGATAGCTTACCAATCCTGTTCATACCTTTTTTATCTATTTTAATATCAAAATCTTGCATAGTTAATCTCTTTCATCTGCTTCGTCTGCAAGCTTATCTTGAGATACTTTCCAAGATAACTCATCGCCTTCTCCAAATGTAGGTGAGTACTTCTTTCTTGGTGCTAATACAGCATCTCCTTGTTTCCCTTCTAATTCAGGTAACTCTACGTCTCCTTTTGCTATTGCCTCAAGTAGTGATATGCTTTTATCATAGTATTCTTCTTTAATCTCATCTGATAAAGGAGCGGGTCCTTGATGTTTATCCCGTTTGCAGTAATAGACTGATAAGTCTATTGTAATAGTCTCAAGCATTCCAGGAATATCTCCTGAAGCTACAAATGGTATTGATTCTGGATATACTTTTTGGACATAAGTATTTACTAAATTTGTAGCCCTTCTCCTACTCATTTCAAGAGTAATAGCAGAATATTCTACTTCATCTGGATTTCCAAGACTTTCTCTTACATCACCGCTAGTACATAAATACAACATATTAAGCTACTTTCTTTTCCTTCTTTTCAGATATAAGATTTCTATCTAAAAGACTTTTTGTAACCCTATCTTTCTCAATAAGAGAAACAATGCTGTCTTTATCTATTTGTTTTGCCGAATATATAAAATTACTATTTACAGCATATGTTTTACGACCAGTTTCTTCAATAGGTAGTTCTTTTTCTGTAAACACCTTATCCTGCGCACCACAAGAACATTGCACGGGTACTGCACCTCTAAACTCTTTATCGCATTCAGAACAAACCCAAGCTTTATCTTTACGAGTCAGCTTTAAAACTCCACCTTTCATTTCTTCTATCATTTTCTTCTCCTTTTCTATATATGTTTACTATTTAAATCCATTTCTTTAGCAGATACCTTATGCTTTATCATTTTTTCTAATCTTCTTGCTGGGAATTTTCCTGTGCCTGAATCCATCATGGCGTGAATATTACCTACGGAGTAACCTCTATTGGAAAGCATTTTAGCTCTCTGCTCCCATCGGTGTTCCGCTTTATTCTCTTTAGATATTTTTCCGGATTTGCGTTTGTTACGTACTATAATTTCCATATTTTTCTTATATATAGGGGCTGAAATTAATCAGCCCCTATATCTCCATAGTTCTTAGATTAAAATCCCTGAGCCACGCCTCGGATTATGTATCCGGCTGACCCAGCAACGATTTTTTCATCTTCTATAACACTTACTTCTACCATATCTCCAGCTCTTTTCTCTTCTCTGTAACCTTTTGTTACAAAGTTGCCTACTCTGAAGATATAACCTAATGACAATACATCAATTGAAGGAGTTGCTTCTTTATAAAATACTAATACATTATCTCTCCATATATCAGTATTATCTGCAGTTTGGCCTTCATTTGCTTGATTATGTATTGCTCCTGCTACGATAACCTCCAAGTTAAATAATACAGGAGGTAAATCGCCATTTCTTAACAGTACATCACCAGGAACCGTATACCTAATCAAATTCCTTATTGTAGTATCTCTTTTAACTATCTGAGCTACTTTATAAGGAAGCAAAATTGAAGTAGGTTCTGTCCCTGCGTTACTCCTAATAGTTGACTTTGCAGCATCAATATCACCTTCAATATCAGGTGACGTTAAATCCCATCTTGTAGATGGAGCTGCACCAGCTGTAACATTAAGCGTATCCTGAACTAAATCAGCGGCCCTCTTCTCTTGAGCTAACAAAATCTTCTGAGTTAACTTTTGAGTAGAAGTAATCTTAGGTCTTACAGGTGCGTCTGCATTGTTCATTACTCTATCAGGTACTAGATGTCTCAAAGCATACTCTTCTGCAGAATATGTTTCTGAAGTAACATCCCATGTTATTTCTTTTGCTTCTGCGCCGGCAGCACGTTTCGCCTTATCTATAATTAGTTCCTCTTTTGAAAACACATAGTACTTATCAGATTCCTTAATTACAGGAACAACAGGAAGGATTCGTTCCGCCACTAACGCCATATTCTTGTACTTGATTGCGATGTTTGTTAACGCCGCATCGACATGTACTGTTTGTGGTGTTAAGTTTGTAAAAGCCATTTTAGCTGTATTCCTTCCGTTATCCTAAGAGCGTCCGTATTGCCAACCAGCATTCTATGATATCCCCTGAAGCTGCTGACTTACAATCTGCATATCCAATTACACCATCTCCTGAACCCCATGCGGCTGTTTGTCGGTCTGCTATACCACGTATATCATGTGCTCTTAAAGCCACACCATATGTAATATTTGCAGAACCAACTTCAACCTTAGTGAGTCCTGCTCTCCTTACAAGAACAGTGTCACCAGAAGCTGTAGTTGAATGTTGTGTAATACCAATTATAGCATTGGCATTTTGAGCTGCTGGTAGTTTGATGTGCTTTGCATCGTACTCATACACACCACCATCTTCACCAGCAACAACTACTCTAAATGCAGAAATTGCGGCATCAGCAACAAAGGTCTCGTCCCATATGTAACCTTGCGAATTACCTGGCATTGACTATACTCCTCCTTTGAATTGCTTTAAACCTCTTGTGAAACTACTAATAGTGCTGCATCAAAAGCTACTTTGTTATCCTGTGCATACTTCTCAGCTTTTTGCACTAATTCCACATTTTCTACCCCATACTGCACACCACCAATAGACACTTGCTTATCTTCATAAATCTTGTGCTCTACTTGTGGTGCTACTTCTTTAAACTCCACAACCTTTGAAAGTCCTGAAATAAACTTC